TACTTGAACCTGTTGAGCTGTAATCCGGATGCCCCGGGGCGACAGGATAAGTCATGTGTAGTTCCTCCTTAAATTCGGAACTACCTTATTCTACCCTTCCCTCCATTACCGCTTTTTCTATACGTTTCTCCTCGGCAGATGCCTCGGTCTCTCTCCCTATAAAATGGCCTCGTTGAAGTTTCTCGTAGAAATCGGTTATGTGTTCCGTTGTTAGATTTTCTGGAGTAGCGGGCCTTTTTGGGGGCACGCTACCAGGTTTAGATTTTGGTAAGCCTCCCTGTGGGGGCGCTACCGGCGGCGGAGTCAATCCACCCTTTGGGGGAGGTTCAACTATAACCGCTTTTTCTGTTGCAAAATCCTTAAAGTACTTAGCAACCGAGGTACCATCACGACTTGAGATATCGCGGTTGATTAATTCTAACTTGGTGATGCCTGAATATTTTTCTGGAACCTTAAGCCATTCCTTGAACTCGGGGTCTACATTGACTTCTCGCCACCCTTCTACGTTGGTATCGAGGTATTGATTGAATGTGTTCCACGAGGTGGTGTCGGATGCCTTTGTTGACGTTTCGATTTTCTTCTCAACGTCATCGAACTTTTTCTGGGTATCCTTTGCGGAATGTGCAATCACCACTTTCATGGCTTTCCAGACATCTGGAAATTCAGTCTTGATGTACTGCGTTTCAGGAAGACTTTCGAGATCGACAGATGGAGAAATGTCAACTGGTTCGCCATCTTTCCCCTTACTCACCCTATCGGTAAGATCTATTACCTTTTTCAGAAGATCCGATCGCTCACCCTCAAGGTTGAGAAGTCGATCTGAGGTCTCCCTGATCTTATCCTTCCCCTCTTTTATCTCCTTGTTGTACTTACCCTGAAGGACTTTGAATTTATGTTCAAAATCTTCAGCTGGAGGCGCTTCGACCGGAGGTGCGCCATCCGTTACCGGGGGGGTGTCTACCGCTGGCGGTAATTCCACTGGCGGTGCAATGGGTAGTTCATCTACTTTTGGCGGAACGTCTTCCGGTTTGGGCGGAGCGTCAGCCGGTGGGGGTGTTACTGGCTTTCCAAATAACTCGTCCTCAATCTTCTGTGTCTGCTCGATTACTGCCTGAATGTCTGTAGGTAGTAATGAATCCATTGGAGCCTCCTACTGCGGTATTCCATTTGATTATCATTATAGCGATGACCGTCTTATAATGACATATGACCTTATTCTTAGTTCAATACATGGATAATCGTGGATTAATAGTGCATTTGCTCTACTGCTGAATTCTCAACTTTGGTAATATTTACAAGCCCTTCCACGAACGACTCGGGGTCACCAAGGGCGTGAGAGAAAATGTCAGTGGCTATCGAAGCACCCCTTAGAACGTCCTGTCTTGTCTGTGCATTAAAGTCTGACGGGTCTGGAACAAAGTGAAGCGCCTCGTCCATCATTTTGTCGCTCATGGCCTTGAATTCCCTTGTAAAAGCAATCCAAAGGCCGTGGTCGACTACGTTACGAACCGACATTATCAAGCGAAGCAAATCCGGCGTTATAGTAATCATGAATTCTCCCCCCAATTAATCAAAAAACCTTTTAGATGGTTTACGTAAAAAATTCTCAACATCACATTCGTAAATGTCAGACTGTCCATGTTCATCCACACCCATGGTCTGGCCTACCATGAATTTACAAAATTCTTCCCACTTATCATCTCCAATTCTATGACGAACCTGGTCCACTGTCATATTTTTATACCGATTCTGGTGGGCCTCCCCTTCCTGCCAGGAGTTGAGCCGCTCCACCTTGGGGCTCATTTCCGGCAGCATCTAAGGTCCTACCGGCCACTGGGGGTGTCCCACGGCTACCTGCACCAGGGCCTGGAGCGGGCGCACCTTCGGGCGCAATCTGACCCAGGGGTTTACCTTTGAATAACTCCAACATCGGTAAAGCTCTCTCCGGATCAATCTCATACGTGCGTGCCACCTCACCCAGTAAGTAACCACGACCCTCGGCGCCCATAAGCGCTAAGTCGTTCGGGTTGTTTGTGGCGTTGAGCAGTTCAAGCATTCTGACTGCACGCTGTTCTTTTTCAACCAGAATCTGGGATCCCATGGCAATGAGTTGAACGTCGCCGATGAATTCCTGATACTTTGGATCAAGAGCGAGTTCGTTGTAAACAAATCCAACCGAACGAGAAATCATGTTCTTGTCAACGTTTTTTATGATACCGCGGATGCCGCGAGCGGCCTGGGTGATAAGCATCGAAAGCCCGCTGGCCGTGTTGCCAGCTCCGCCTACCTGAGAATCGCCGTGGGCATACCCAGGAATCCCGCATCTCTCATCGGCGCCCTTTTTGAAATCATTCAACACATACAATATCTCCTGCGCGTGCATGGCGGGCTGCCAGAATGTAATTGCTGGACCCGTTTGCATACCCTTAGAGTTGGTAATCCATCTCTTCCATGGCATGAGTCTAGTATCACCCTTGTCGCCACCCTTAAGGCGGTCTACGTTAACCTCTACCTGGGGTCCGGATCCCATTGCTACATTATTTACAGTCGCGCGGGCGCAAGCGTTGATGACATGAGAATCTGGTTCAATCATTTCCGGTAATCCATTACCCCACCATCCATCATTATTTTCATCAAAGTGTGCGATCGATATTGGCTGTTTACCAAATGGATCCTCGTTGATCATGGCTCGAATTACATGGTTTCCTATAAACCAAATATTGCAAAGAAAGTCGAAGTTCTTTTTCTCTTCTGGAATCTCAATCCCCGCTTCGCGCAATTCTTCTCCAGACAGAGAACCCATATAAAGTAAGCAATCAATTATATCAGTATCGTATACACTTTCAGTAGACTTCTTTTCACGCATAGCCCTCTCGGTTTCGGTCAGTGTCCACTCACGTAATTTTCCAAATCCAGCTTCCGATAGAACAGTCTCAATATTATCAAACCCTGGTGCCCCAATTAAATCCTGAAGGTCAAGCTTTCGATAGGGTAGTTTAACAAACACATATCCATCATCCGGCCCACTAGAATCGGCCTGCGGGTAAACATTAAATGGGGATGCACGTTCAAACCCCTTAACCAGTTTATCCTGTACTTCTGCACCAGATTGAGTTGCCACTAACAGCTTACGTTTTCTTTTAAACGGACCAAGCATGATACCAGTTCCGAGGGCTACAATATCTGGAACACATCGATCTAGGGCGTCATACCATTCACCTTCAATTAACTGGTCATCGATTTCCTTCTCCATCTCCTGACATTTCTCCCAAGAGATTTTGCGAAGTTCGTTTTTAACCCGTCTCTGTAGCTCGGGAAAGCTATCCTGAATCTCCTGAACGGCCATACCCATGTCAACCCGAACACCAGCGGCTGCCGATTGGGTCTGAATCGCCTGGAGCGTTTCTGACACAAACCTCTGCGTTTCTTGCTGTATAATATCCTGTGGAAGATCTGGAGATGGGGTTGGCTTTACACCGTATGGCTTCTTACCGGGAGGAAATAGAGCATCCCTAACCCAAGCCTTACCGTGGCGCACTTTGGTTTCTACTACTCCCAGGTAGGTATCACTACCATTCATTTCCTTAATGGCTGCCCTGCGAGCATTGTCGTAGACCTTATTAATCATGTCAAGATTTTTAAAGAACTGATCCTCGACACCACTATTTCGTTTAGCTAGGACGGCAGCTTCCCACCTTCGACGCAAGTTGGCAATGAGACCCGTCATGGCTCCAGCGTCAGGAGTCGCAGCCTTTTCAGCTTCAAGGTCTGCATTGATAACAGCACGCTCATCCTGTTCAATCTCGGCATTCGTTTTAATCATAACCATAGCAAACACCCCTTAAGTAAATGCAATCCATGTTGATGGTGTAAGAATCACGTTACCAGATCCCCAGTCAAGGGAACCTTCGGAAGTTAATACCAATGAATCCTCAACTGCAAGCGCTGCATACTGAAGTGCATCGTGTGCGTGACTCACGAGATTCTTTTCTGGCTTATCGGTATACCGTTCCTGTCCAACCACCTGAAGTCGGCGCATACGGTATTCACCGCGGAATCCCTTAATGAGAATACCACAGGTGGGGGACACGAGTAGCCCAAACTTATCTCCACCAAGGAACCTCTTCATCAAGCTCTCAACAGCCCCGAGGCGAGCCCCGAGAGTGTTTGAGCGTGCGGGAAAAGCACTGATGCCAAACGCTTCACTAATTTCTTCAAATGTGTTACGTTCATCTGTGTCACTTGGTCTTACTCCAGCAGGGTCACCGGTTAGGATTAACTTGGCCCCAGGATAATTGGAGACGATAAATGGTTTCACGATTTCACGAACCAGAGTTCTGGTTCCGGTATCCGTCATGACGAATTCATGTAGAACACGTAACTGCCCTATCGGAAGATATTGACAGATAACGGCAGCCTGATCACGACCCGTATTGTCAAATGCTATAATGAGCGGATAATCGGTTACTGCTTTAAGCTTCTCCCTCGCAACATGCTTGTGTTCATCGAAGATTTGATAGACGGCTTTACCGTCGGAAACATACCCGTATTCGCCGTCTACGTAGACGCGGATAAAATCTTTGTCCATGCCCGCGGCTAAGCGCGCGTAGTAACCAACCTCTAAATTGGGAAGGTTCTCTGCATCAGGTCCACGGCCACTTGGCTGTCTGTAGAGACTGACGAATGGAAGGCCAATGTTGTCTTTGCACCTTGGGCATTGCCCTTCTACGAATAAGATGATGCCGCCCTGAGCATCTTTACATGTAGAACAGTAACGTGGTTTGTCAATTTCTAATAGCTTGTAAAGCCAATGATCGGTGTCGCATGGGTTCGAGTCAAATACAATGCCACTCCAAGTGCACCCCCCACTTGCCTTTGATGGATATCTACCGACACGACCACGCATGACATCGACTATGCGTTTAGGGATCTCTTTTATTTCATTAAAAAAACATCCACTCAATTCCAAACTGAGTAGGTTACGAATATCTGCCGCCCGATCTAACGCTCTAAAATGAAATACTGCTTCAACCGGAGAACCGTCAGGAGCTTTAAGTTTATTCATCTTGAAGTCATACTCTGACTTCATATAGGTTCCAAAATCCCCCGCCCATTCCATGAAGGTAGGAATGGAAGTATCACGCAGAGATGGGTAGGAGTTCCTAATAATTCCCCAGCGTGACCTTCGCACACCATCGGGTCCAGGAGCCTGCTCCAGCGCGCGCTGTATAATTTTCATTACACAACCAACGGTCTTTCCGGAACCAAAGGGGCCGATCACCCCTGAGATGAATGCCCGATCATCACAGAATTGCTTTATTGTCTTAACGGTTGCGAATGAATATTCTTTAATCACGATTGTTCTCTAAATACTTTATGCCAGCGGCCATTAACGAAGTATTGTCTCCAAACATTCCAAGACCAGTATTACAATTGTTACATAATAATCCACGAACTTTATTTGTTATATGATCATGATCGATATGGATAGCGGGTTTCGATTTGCAAATGGCACATAACCCATCCTGCTTTCTCAAGAGCCCGCCCCTTTCGGCTGATGTAATACCATGTCGAGACTGTATTCTTTTATCTTCAATAAGATCTTTATTATTTTTGAAGTACCGTCTTCGACGTTCTTGCACTTTCGATATGTGCTTCTTTACATATCCGCGATGTATTTCGCCATAGCATTCTATACAATAACTTTGCAATCCATCCTTATTACCCTTATGGGAATGATATTCCGATCTAGGTTTATCCTTTTTACATTTCGGACAAAACCTATATTCCCTATGCGGATCTACTGGATGATAAAAAAGTCCAGAGCATCTTTTACTGCAAAATAAATTCTTACGTTTACTGATTACGCTGGGTTGCTTTTTGGTATCCTTACCGCACAACTTACATTGCACCGTTACGAATTTTCTCGCCATCTCCCCCCCCCTAATAACCCTCATCGTCATATATTAACGAACGCTTTCGGGAACCTTATGAGCCACAGCACACCGAGTATCCCCGTGGTGGTAACGGATCCCCAGTATACCAGGGGTGTGGTATCGGATCTCCGGTAGCCGGTATATTATATGGACATGGATAAATCCCAGTATACCGTTCGGCATCGATACATGGACACTGCAACACAGACGGAGAATTCACTGCACCGCATCGAGGACAAATCCAACCGGTTTGACAATTACACATTTCTCCTCCCCTTCTTCCTATTCCCCATTGTTCTTCGGACGGGAATGCTATCGTAAGGATTTGGTTCTTTGATTCTCTTTTCTAATTCTTTAATGTATTTAGTTTGATCACGTATCTGCTGCAAAATTTTATCGTACCGTTTTAGCACTATTTCCTCCCCCACTTAAACCATCCGTAGAAATCTAGAATAAGAAAAAAACACCACAGACAAACCTGGGCGTAAGACTGTAACATAATATTAACGTAAATCAATATGACCGCCGAAACACCCCAAATGGGGAATGCCCATCTTTTCTTAAACACAATAGCAATTGAACCTACGGCTTGCAGGATCACCGCAATCCATGTGATGATGTTGATCATATTATTTAGTTAGAATTATTCAAATACAATAATTCAAATAGACAGTATGCTTTTCGGCTCAACATGAAGTATCTTTTGCTCAAAAACACCACCGAGGGTCCGAATAAGTGCCTGACAAACGACAACTGGGTCCAACCCGGTCTCAATTTTTACCTTACCATCCTCAATAATAATCTCAATTCGTCCGTTTATGTTGGACATGATCCCCCCTTATTGTTGTTCCCGAATAACCCTAATTCGTTCGGCGTCATGTTTACTTCCCTGGAAATTAAAATATTCAATAATTCTCCATAGGAGTTCTTCGTGAGATTTCAGTTCATCATTGTCGTCATCTTCAATAACAGCACAAGTGTCCGTTCCGCAGAGTGTATATCCATTGTCAATTCTGGTAATGGTAACGGACCATGGAGGGTTACTCACCTGTTCGATGAGTTCTTGAAGCGTCTCTTTTAGGTCTGAAAAATCAAGATATGCTGGCATTATTTCCTCCTCCCGTTATATTTTATGTGACGAATGTGACTCCACGGGTTACATTGTGCACTTAAAGTATAACTATTTGGTTGGCACCACCCCGGTGGGTTTCCATCCATGTTCTACTCCCCGCAATAGACGCTCTTGTGCCTTAGCCTTCTTGAGCGTGGTCCCCTTGCTCTTCGCTCCACCCGGGGTGCTCACCTTGTAACGACCACCTTTTAATTTTTTGATTTTTACTGGCATTCCTATTCTCCATGTTTAAACCGCGCAATTGCGTGGTTGAGTCACTCAATTATAAACTATTACGTTATTATCTACATAATCATCTACGTTATCATCAAGAAGTTCATATGTAACTCGATATTTTGCAATGCTGTATTTTTCCATGTCCTGGAAAATTCCGTGACAATTAGCGCCCCGTGCGTATTCGGCAGATTCAAAATCATATTCATCACAGTAGGCTCGGCTATAACTACCCTCCGCCTCTCCCGTTGCACGATTAATAATGCGATAAACTATTTCGGGCTTTTTTTCTCTTGGCTTCATGGGTTATACCTCATGTGGTTAAATCACTCAATAATTGCCTGTTCAAAACCCGCGCCCTGTTTTTTTCTAGCATAGGCTGCGGTTGGTTTCTTTTGCATCTTTGCTTCTGCTTCAGCCCTTTCTTTCTCAGTGGGCTGTGGAGGACCCATTTTCTTCATATGCTCTTCTATAAACTGCTTAGCCATTTTTCCGTATAACATAAGATTCTTCTTCTGACTTCAACCAGATAATTCCAGTTCCACCACAGGCAGGACACGGATATGTTCTTAATGCACAACCAACCCATGCATATACATCTCCGGCAATCCACGGTGGTTTAGAAACTGTCCCATGCCCATTACATACGGGGCACATAAATGGTGTCATTAGATCCTCCCTAATCTCGTATATTGAGCTCAAACTTTTCAGTGATAATCTGCGTAGCCTTCGCCGGAACCTTACCCTTCGCCTCAACGTTAAAATCCATCACCTGCTTCATCGTCTCAACAAGCGCCTTAAATGCGCTGGGACTTTTCCAGTCGAAGCCCCACAACCTAAGAGATCTTTGTAGGCGCTCAAGTTTCTCCTCGGATGCCGTAGTCATCCTTCCAGCCTTACATGCTTTCGCAATGAACATTATCTCATATAGGGTATCTGCGACTTCATTTACAACCTTGACGAGTTTCCTACGGGCATCGTCAACGGGCTCCCTAGATTCTTCCCTTACGGGATCACCAAAACCATCGGCAGCCCTTACGCGGTCTTTCCATCCGTATTGGCGTGAAAGTAAGGTAATGGTAGAATATGACTTGTTAAAATGCTTTGCTACTTTATAAAGTGTTCGGCTACGACCAAGACTTTCGTAATAATCGTACATTTCATAATTCTTATCGGTTTCTTTAACGGGAAAATACTGACCACATTTCTTCGACTCGGTAACGTCAGTACCACCTTGGTCATCATCTACAATTTCTGGTTCAAGGGGAACAATGGAATCGGACACCACTTCGGGTATTACTGGGGCAGAACGACCCAATGGGAATATCTGTGGGTTCCTTTTCGTATTCTCCATACACTTTTAGCCCGAATGTTAAGAAAACGTGGAGCGGAGACCTAGTTTTTTCTTAGTTTCGTAGACCATTCGGCGGACAGATTCAACTTTAATTCCGAAGAGTTTGGCAATTTGCTTACGTGGAAATCCAACAATATCAAGCGTCAATAAAGCGCGCTCGCGAGAAGACGTCTTACACCGTTTATTGGGTGAAATGCTGTTCCACACCTCTTCTTGGGTGTCCATGTTAAGGAAATCGTCACACCCTATGATATAATTGAGGATACTCGTGCCCGGGTATTGCGGAACCCCGATAGGTAATTCTACCCGCTTACTGCGGGGCAGGTTCTCGTTCAAATATTTCTTGAGCCGTATACAGATCTCGGTGCAGTCGGCATGATGTTGGCAGGTCCGGCAGTTAAATTTTGATTGTTTCATTTTTGGTACCCAAAACGCAAACACTTCCCATCGGTACGTTTCTTTCGAGCCATAACCTTTATGGGTCTATATTCTCCCCTCGAATGTTTCACAATTTCAAGACCACAATCAGGGGA